CGCAACGTGCTAGGCTCGGGGAAGGAGAACGAAACCATGCTGACTTTTCAAGAGATTCGCGAGCGTTTGCAGGATCGGCGGCTCGATGCCGTCGCCGAGGCGACGGGGCTGCATCCGAACTCGATCGCGCGCATTCGAGACGGTAAGAACCTGAATCCGAAACACTCGACCGTCGCGGCTCTGAGCGCGTATCTTGAGGCGCGGCCATGACGACGCTCCTCGAAGCGGCGCTCGCTTACGCTTCCTGGGGCTGGCCGGTGCTTCCCGTGCTCCCGAACAGCAAGCTGCCAGCCTGCGCGCACGGCGTTCACGACGCATCGACGGACCCCGAGCAGATTCGCAAGTGGTTCGAGGGCCGCGACGACCTGAACGTCGCCATCGCCGCAGGAGCTCGAAGCGGGCTCGTCGTGCTCGACATCGACCCGCGCAACGGCGGCGACGACTCGTGGAGCGCGTGGACCGACGAACGCGGGGCGCAAGGCGACGGAGCCGTTCAGCTCACGGCAGGCGGCGGGCAGCACTACCTCGCAGGCTACGTCGAGGGCGTCCGCTCCTGCAAACTTCGCGACGGGATCGACCTGCTTTGCGACGGGCGGTATTTCCTCGCGTTTCCTTCGACCATCGAGGGGCGCGCTTATGCCTGGGAAATGTCGAGCGACCCGTTCGACGGCGTGCCGCCGATGGCCCTCTCTGAGCGCTGGATCGAGGGGCTCCGCCCCGCGCCCCGCGCCCCGGTCGTTGTCGGTGCCGAGCTCATCACCGGCAATCGCAACGCGGGCCTCGCGGCTCTCGCCGGGGCGATGCGGCATCACGGCATGACCAGGGCGGAGATCCTAGCCGCGCTCGTCGTGGCGAACGAGACGCGGTGCGAGGTGCCGCTTCCCGCCTCCGAGGTGCGCCAGATTGCCGAGTCAATCGCGCGTTACGAGCCCGAGCACGACACCGCGGCGAACGCTTCGATGGCCGACGACGTGTTCATCGAGGAGCGCTCGTCGGCGTACTTTCTGACCCGCGCGACGAGCTTTCTGACCGAGCCTTCGCCGCTCCGATGGCTGATAAAAGGCTGGGTTCCCGAGTCTGGCGTCACGATGGTATTCGGCGAGTCGGGAGCCGGGAAGACCTTCGTGACCCTCGACATGGCGTGCCGCATCGCGTGCGGTCTCGACTGGCACGGGCGGCGGACGAAGAAGGGCGTCGTCGTTTACCTTTGCGGCGAAGGTAACTTCGGATTCAGGCAGCGCGTCGCAGCGTGGGCGACGCTGCACGGGCGCGCGGATCTCGACGAGCTCCTCGTCTCGAACAAGGCCCTCGACCTCGACGGGCCGAACGCCGCGGCGGAGATACTCCGCGCGGTGCGCGAGCTCACGTCTGGCGACGTGGAGGCCATCATCGTCGACACCGTGAACAATCACATGGCAGGCGACGAGAACTCCGCCCGCGACGTGCGCGGCATGTTCGGGGCGTGCAACGTGGTTGCCGCGGCGCTTCGCTCGACCGTCATTCTGAACCATCACATCGGCCACGGTGTCGACGCGAAGGGCCGCGCGCGCGGGTCGTCAGCCTGGAAAGCCTCGCTCGATGCGTCGATTCTCGTCGCGAAGGGCGAGGACGGGGCCATCGAGGTGAGCTGCGCGAAGATGAAGGACGCGGAGCCTCCGGCCCCGTTCGTCGGGCGGCTCGTGCCCGTGCCGCTCGGATGGCTCGACGACGACGGCGAAGAGGTCAAGGGCGCGGTGTTCATGCTCGCGGAAGGCGAGACCGTCTCCGTTCCGCGCGCGAAGGCCGACGGCAAACTTGAGAAGCATCGCAAGGTCTTCGAGGGCGCGTGGTGGGCGAGCGGAGCCGAGGAGCGCGACGGCAACCCGTACCTCGCACGGGCCGCTCTAAGGGCCTACCTCGTCGAGCATATGGGGATGACCGAGGCAAGCGCGAACCAGGTCTGCAAGCCGACGGCGACGGGCAAGATTGTTGCGGAACTATTGACGGCGCAATTCATTACGGCTCACGAGCACGGGTGGATTATCTGCAATGATGAGCACGCGAACGCCCTTCGACTGGCTCGGGCTGGGTTACGGTAACGGCGGTAACGGTTCGGTAACTGGCGGTAACTGGTTACGGGGGCAAGGCGAAGGGCGTGGTAACGTAACGTAACCCCCTCCTTAAAGAGGGGTTACGAGTTACCGCCACGCAGCGTCGCAATCGAGTACCCGAATGACGCATGTGCTACGCGGTGCGTTGAGAAACAAGATATTTGACACGATGGGGAAACGTGATGTATGCTATTCGCATGATTCGCATTCATGGAAATTACGCTACACTCGCCGACATCCGCGGGCTCCTGGCCGTGACGACGGACCCAGAGCTCCGCACGCTCCTAGAAGCCTGCCTCCGAATGCGGGGCGTAGCGTGACGGCTCCCCGCCGCGGGCTCATTCGAGACGCGCTCGCTCTCGGCACGCTCTACGCCGCGACCTTCGCCACGTTCATCGTGCTCGCAGGGCTCGTCGCCGCCGTCGGTGGCCCGTGAAGCCCGTGCTGCGCCCCAGAGGGCGCAAGGGGGGCTTTGACCCCGCTGCCCTGGCTCGACTCGCCCTGGTTGTTAAAACAGCGTCCTTGGGGCAACGTCGCGTTACTGCGCCCGTTATCCGAGCTGCGCTAGGCTGGGGCCGGACGGTCGTCTACGACGCGCTCCGAGAGGCGGTCGCCCGAGGGCTCGTCGAGCGGGTGGGACTCACGAAGGGCACGTGGTATCGGGTGGCGTCATGAAGACGAACCCCGCCGACAAGGTGCAGCAGTGGGCGATCGAGCGCCTTACGCCCTACGCGCGCAACGCCCGCACGCACTCCGACGCTCAGGTGGCCCAGCTCGCGGCCTCGATCCGCGAATGGGGCTGGACTACCCCGATCCTCGTCTCGCCCGATGGCGGCGTGATTGCGGGGCACGGCAGGCTCCTCGCAGCTCGCCAGCTCGGCATGGTCAACGTGCCCGTGATTGTCGCCGAGGGCTGGAGCGAGCCTAAGACCCGCGCCTACGTGCTCGCTGACAACCAGCTCGCGCTCCAGGCAGGCTGGGACTCCGAGCTCCTCGCTCTCGAACTCGGCGAGCTTGGCGAGCTTGGATTCGACCTCGACCTAACCGGATTCAGCGAAGGCGAGATTGCTGCGCTTTCGATCGACGACGCGAAGCCGCCGACGAAAGAACAAGAATCGAGCACGAAAGAGATTGACCCGGACGACTTCACGCTTGGGCATCGTTGCCCGCGATGCGGGATGGAATTCGACGATGAAAAAACCTGATTGCGCTTGGAACCTGAGCGACCTTGCGGACGTGCCCAAGAACGGCGTCAAGGTCATGTCTACCTTCGCGTGCGGCGGTGGCTCGACGATGGGATACAAGCGCGCAGGCTGCGAAGTCATCGCGGCAAACGACATCGACCCCGAAATGGCGTGGCACTACAAGCGCAACCACGCGCCGAAACATTATTTTCTCTGCCCAATTCGCGACCTGCTCACGGCGGAGCTTCCTCCTGAATTGTCCGCGCTGGATATTCTCGACGGCTCGCCACCGTGTTCGACGTTCTCGATGGCCGGAAGCCGGGAAGACGGATGGGGGAAAGAAAAGCATTTCCGCGAAGGGCAGGCGAAGCAGGTGCTGTCGGATTTGTTCTTCGACTACCTCGACTTGGTGGGGCGACTGCGTCCGAAGGTAGCGATTGCCGAAAACGTCAAGGGGATGCTGATTGGCAACGCCAAGGGCTACACGAAGCTCGTCATGGCGCGGCTCAAGGAGATCGGATACCGCCCGCAGCTTTTCCTTTTGAACGGCGCGGACTGCGGAGTGCCGCAGCGGCGCGAGCGAGTTTTCTTCGTGGCAATCCGTGACGACATCAAGGTGCCGCCGCTGAAACTTGCGCCGAAGCATCGGTGGGTCGGTCCCGCTGAAGCGTGTCAAGACATCCAATCGCTTACATCGGATGAAGTTCGCGAGACAAAACACAAGAGCCCGACGGATTTGATCTGGTGGCCTAAGACGAAATCAGGCGAACGATACGCCGATGCCGTGCTGAGGACTGGCGTGAAAGAAAAGTTATGGAATCATAAAAAACTGCATCCGGTCACGCCATCAAACTCACTTACCGCAACTCACGAAATGATAAAACACTGGGGAGAACCGCGAACCCTGACCTACCGCGAATGGAAGCGCCTCGGCAGCTTCCCGGACGACTACCAAGCCAAGACCGACAAGATCGGCAAATACATGGTTGGCATGAGCGTACCGCCTAAGATGACTGAGGTCGTGGCGCGCGCGGTTTGCTCCCAGTGGCTCGGCGTGCAATACCAAAACGAGGCAACCTAATGGCTAACGGCAAAGCAGGACGCCCGGCGAAGACGCTTTCCGAGAAGCAACGCGGCGAGGTCGAGACGCTCGCGGCGTTTCTCTCCGCCGAGCAAGTCGCCGACTATTTCGGCATCGGTCGCACGACGTTTTTCGCGATTATGGAACGCGATCCAAGCATTGGCGAACTGTATAAGCGCGGCAAAAGCAAGGTCGTCGCGAAGGTCGCGCAAGGGCTCATCCAGAAGGCCCTAAGCGGCGACACGACGAGCGCCATCTTTTTCCTGAAAACCCAAGCTCGCTGGCGCGAGACCGAGCGGCACGAAATCACGGGTGCCGACGGCGGGCCTCTTGAGCTCTCGCGCATCGAGCGCGTCATCGTCGACAAGGTGAAGCCCGATGGCGGCTAGGCTGCGCCAGGACGCCGCAAGGACGCTCCGCATCGAGACGCCCCGATGGATGCTCCCTCTCCTCGGCAAAGCTCGCTACAAGGGCGCGTGGGGCGGGCGAGGGTCCGGCAAGAGCCATGCGTTCGCCGAGGCCCTCGTCGAGGCTCACGTGCTCGATGCGAACCGCTCGACCGTCTGCGTGCGCGAAGTGCAGAAGAGCCTAAACCAGTCGGTCAAGCGGCTCATCGAGGCGAAGATTGAAGCGCTCGGCGTCGCCGCTTACTTCGAGGTGCAAGACACGGTCATCAAATCGAGGAAGGGCGACGGGCGCATCATCTTTCAAGGGATGCAGAATCACACCGCCGACTCGATTAAGAGCCTTGAAGGCTACGACTGCGCGTGGGTCGAGGAGGCGCAATCACTGAGCCAGCGTTCGCTGGACCTGCTCCGCCCGACGATTCGCCGCCCCGGCTCCGAGCTCTGGTTCACGTGGAACCCGTCGCAGTCAACCGACCCCGTCGACGCGCTCCTTCGCGGCGAGAACCCGCCGCCCGATGCCGTCGTCGTCGCCGTCAACGCCGAGGCGAACCCCTGGTTCCCCGACGTGCTGCGCGCCGAGCTTGAATACGACCGCCGACGAGACCCCGACAAGTTCCGCCACGTGTGGCAGGGCGAGTATCTGCGCAACTCCGAGCGCCGCGTGTTCAACAACTGGCGCGTCGAAGAGTTCGAGGCACCGAAGGACGCCGTGATTCGCTTCGGCGCGGACTGGGGCTTCGCCGTCGACCCAACTGTTCTCGTGCGCTGCTACGTCGAAGGGCGCACGCTCTACGTCGATTACGAGGCGTATATGGTCGGCTGCGAAATCACTGACACGCCGACGCTCTTCTCGACCGTGCCCGACTCCGAGCGCTGGCCTATCGTCGCCGACTCCGCGCGCCCCGAGACAATCTCGCACCTACGCCGCAACGGCTACCCGAAGATCATGTCGGCGGTGAAGGGACCGCGCTCGCTCGAAGAGGGCGTCGAGTGGCTGCGCTCGCACGACATCGTGGTTCACCCTCGATGCACGCACCTCGTCGACGAGCTCACGCTCTACGCCTACAAGGCCGACCCGCTCACAGGCAAGGTGCTCCCGGTGCTCGAAGACCGCGACAACCACATCATCGACGCGCTCCGCTACGCCTGCGAAGGCGCTCGCCGGGTGCAGGCCGCGAAGCCCGTGCATATCCAACCCCCGCAACCCGTAGCGCACGCCTGGCGCAAGTGATAGGTCCGCCCCATGGCCGAGACGAAAGACGCGAGACTCGCACGCATCCACGACGAGGCCCTGCGCCGCTTCAACACGATCCAATTCGCGTTGCAGGACGAGCGCCGTCAGTGCCTCGACGACCGGCGCTTCTACAGCATCGCGGGTGCGCAGTGGGAAGGCCCGCTCAAGCAGCAGTTCGAGAACCGCCCGCGCCTTGAGGTGAACAAGATTGCGCTCTCCGTGATGCGCATCATCAACGAGTACCGAGCGAACCGCGTGACGGTCGATTACGTCCCAAAAGACGGGCGCGAAGCCGACAGGCTCGCCGACCTCTGCGACGGGCTCTACAGAGCTGACGAGCAGGATTCCGTCGCCGATGAAGCGTACGACAACGCCTTCGAGGAAGCCGTCGGCGGCGGCATGGGCGCGTGGCGTCTTCGCTCGGTCCTTGAGGACGAGCTCGACCCTGAGAATGACCACCAGCGCATCCGCATCGAGCCTATCTTCGACGCGGATACGTCCGTGTATTTTGACCTCGATGCGAAGCGCCAGGACAAGTCCGACGCGCGATATTGTTTCGTCGTCTCGTCGATGACGCCCGAAGAGTACGAAGAGCAGTTCGCGGACCAGCCGGCGAGCTGGCCGAAGCAGATCTACGAGACGTACTTTGACTGGTCGTCGCCCGACGTGGTTTACGTCGCCGAGTACTACCGCATCGAGGAGCGCTCCGAGACGCTGCGCGTCTTCCGCCTGCTCGACAACTCGGAGCAGAGCTACGCGCGCGCCGAGTTCGACGAGGACGAGAACCTTGAGCAAATGCTCGACAGCACGGGCGCAGTCGAGCTCCCGTCGAAGCGCCGCAAGACGCGCCGCGTTCACAAGTACCTGCTCTCCGGCGGTCGCGTGCTCGAAGACTTCGGCCTCGTCGCAGGCCCGAACATTCCGATCATCGTGACCTTCGGCAAGCGCTGGTTCGTCGACAACATCGAGCG